CATCATGGATTTTTCTGTTATGTATCCAATAGACAAACCGTAAGGAGCTTTGATAGACAGTGCCTGTTTTACAAGAGCGTGTGTTTCTACTGCTCGTTGTACTTTAAGGTTAAGTAGTCCTTTTACCAATATTCCAATGTTGTCTTCTATCGCTTCGTTGTTCCATCCTAATTGACCACCCCATTGATCGTGATGATCTAGAATAGGAATCTTGCCTTTAGAAGCTACTAGAGACTCTGTACAACATCCTTGCATTAGAATGTCTCTGTGAGAATCAACATTACCAAAAACACCTGCATAGCCGGAAAAAGAACCATCTTCTTCTACAGCTTTAATTTCAAATCCTGTCTCAATGAATTGCTTAGCACTCATATCTTATCTCCTTGATGCACCTATTATATCAGATTTCTAACTAACAGCTAGAACTATTATTTAGTTTGGGTGCTAGTCCTTATTTTTATTAGGTTTTATGGTAGTATTGTCTCTAACTATCTCTACAGCTCCACGAGTAGCAGGATCACTAAGAGCAAAGTCTAAAGGAACCTGTGCAGCATTAGCAACGATTCCATCATATCCTGTTATTTCTGGATAGTTTACTAATTTCCTACGCTCATTAACAGTAAGGAAGGTTTTTCCTTTCTCTGACGCTTTATCCCAAACCTTATCTCTAATAGGTTGTAGTGCTCCTATGTCTTCATAGTTAGGAACTATTTCCTGTCCAGGATCTAGGATGCCTAATCTTTGGAAGAATGTGGTTAGTTGAACACCTACCTTATCTGTAAGAGGCATTATCGTATCTGTCCATAAAGCAAGGCGAGCTTCCTTCTGGTTGTTATACGTGTTGTCTCCTGACAGACCTAATAGCATTGCTGGGTATCCAAAGACACTAGCAACTACTCTAGCGGAAGCAGCTCTGCTTTCTAAGAAATCCATCTCTGTAGGATTAAAAGAAGTTCCTTGCCACTTTAGTCCACCTTCTAGAAGAATAGGAGTTCCTACATTAGTAGCACCCACATACTCTTCCACAATTTCTTTTTTTAGTCTGTCGTAAGCATCAGATGTTAGTATTCCACCATCTGTGTCATCATAGCTGAAAACTCCAGTAGGTCTAGCAGCATTAGTAAGAAGTCCTTTATTCCACTTCCCGCTTTCATTAAACAGGTCTGCATCTCGTCCAGCAGCTTCTAGTGGTGAAAGACCTACCCACAGATCATCTGGATTGAATGTGTGCAAATGTAGAAGTTTGGTTTTTCCTGTTATAGAGGAAACTCTGAATATCTTATCATTTACAATATTATTAGTGGGTTTTACTATATACTTGTTTACCATACCAGCTTTATTTAGCTTAATAGTGGTATAATCAAAAGGAATACAGAATAACTCTTTCACTACACTCCCATTGTAGGGAGCAGCTTCTATTGATACGTTTCCCTTCAATTGATAGAAAGCATACACAGCTTCCCAGAAAGTAGTTCTATCCTGCATTGGATTAGGAACTTCTAGTAGTTTGGAAATTTCGTTATTCTGTTCTTCTTGTGTTTCTTTAACCTGTACTTTAAAAGGAACCGAAGCAGCGGAAGTTGCTATCTCATGGACACAAGTATAAACTATTGCGTTCTTTCTATAAGCTTCCCCTTCTTTTCCAGCCCACTCTGTCCACTGTACGGATGTCTGTCCACCATAAGGAACGAAAGCACCTAAAGCCTTACTTCTCTTAAACTCCATATCATAGATTGTTTTCATTCTATTTACTTCCTCCGAGATTCCTCATCCTGGGATTTCTAATTCTTGTTTTGCTCATAAGCCACGTAATCATCCAGACCATAGCATCTAGTCTGTTTGGCGACCAGGTTGATTCATCAGGTTCCCACGATACCATTTCATCTTCTAAGTCAGGTAAGAATCCTACTATATGAAGTCTTCCTCTATATGCTAAGGAAGCTACAGGTTCTGCTCGAATAGCTTTACCTCTACTAGCGTGTACGCCAATGTAGGAAATATCCTCATTTACTGTACGCATGGTAGACTCTACCATGTCCCCACCATTATTGGTTTCTCCTATTACCTTATCTGCCTGTAACTCTTCATACATTCTATTAGCAGCATTTGCCCAGACATTAGGCTTACCTCTTTTAGTAAAGTCTAATTGAATGTAGTAATGCCACTCACCATCTATCTTAGCTGCTCCACCACCGATTATTCCTGTTTCGTCCGAAGTGGTCTTCCCTTTTGCTGCTGGGTCTACTCCTACGCCACAGTGAACAAAGTCCGGTGCTTCTCTTGCTGTTACCCTGTTTTTATGAACATCGGTAACTGTGAACAATGCGCCTTCCGCTCCTGTGCTGTAGGAACCCTCTAGGAAGCGTTTCTTCTTAGCTGGTGACATGTTGTTGAGAATATCAAGGTAAGCTTCCCCTACGTTGTCTAGATTGTCCGTAGGATTGATTTTAAGTACTTTGTAGGTTTTCCGCTGTTCCTTAGTATACTCTATCAAAGTTTCTGGATGTTTATGCTCATACCATTGAACATAGGTCCAGTGTTTGATACTAGGAGGATTACAGTCATATAAACCCATAAGCTTCATTTGCTGTACTTCTCCTGTTTTTGGATTAGTATATTCACATTTCTGTGCAAGACGAGTTAGAGCTGTCTCTTGTTCTTCATATCCTATCTGGGAACACTCATTAAAATAAATTGTACCATACTCGTTACCTAGAATCTTTTCTACCCTGGCTTTATCATCTAGACCACCGATCCAGACTTCACTACCGTTAGGGAGAGTATAGAATGATTCTGATTTATTTTCCTTAATCTTATCAACCATATTAGGAAAACAGATTCTAATAACCTTTGGAATGGTATCTCTACATAAACTGGTTTTTGCGTGGTTGTAACGCAAACGAAGGATACAGTGTCTGGAGTTAGGATATTTCAAAGCTCTAACGAAAATAGCATATATTAAAATAAACGTCTTACCACTACGGGAACCACCGTCAATTAGAAAGAAACGACATTCAGGCTGTATCATTACAGCAACAGCATCTTTCTGTTTGCTATTCTTAGTCCATCCTACTTTATTTCCATCTGTTCCTTTTCTTCTATTGTTACTCTCCCACTGTCCCTGTAGCAACCTCCCGTTGCCTGTTGGGTGGTAGGTTTCTAGGTCTGGGACAGCAGAGTCAATCAATTGTCTCTCTGCCATGTCTACTACCTCACATAAAGTCTATACGGTCTACTGTCTTGCCATTCTCCATTACAAAGATTTTGGCTTTATCTTCTCCCTTAGTAAAGGTGTGAGTCTTTCCACAAGATCCCTCATACCCTTTCCTATTAGAAAACATTCTAACAGTAAGAGTACCATCAAACTCACTAAGCTTAAATGTGTCACACTCTTCTAGGGTTGTCGTATTTCCCTGTATTATCTTTATTACCATATCTGTCTCCTATCTATCTAGTCTACTTTATTAATAAGCTTAAATGCTGTAAGAGCCATTTGTTCTACTTCTAATAAATCCTTGGAATCTTGTAGCTTCTCTTTTTGATGAGATACTTCATTTGACATTCTAGTAAGATCAGATTCCATTTCAGATATTATTTCTTCTCTGGTCTTGATTTCAGCTTCTCGTTCATCTATGTATATTTGCTGTGCTTCTACATTCATAGTTCATCCTTCATTCCCGCCAACCATTCTGTGTTGATAGGTGTAAAGCCTCTAGAAGGAAATGTAACCTTTCTAGCATCGCAACGGCAATCTAAATATAGATTAACTCCCTGCTTACCCACTATACGATAAAAATGGAAGTGTCTGTTCCTACATGATCTATAGATATAAATAAAACATCTACCTATTCTATAGACCATCTCTAGAAACTTAATTCTAAATACACGTAATAGTGATTTCATACTATAACTCCATGTCTTCCGCAGGAATGATAACAATCGCTCCACCACGATTAACGCCTTTTTCATATACTGCTTCCATCTTGTTCAGTTCGGAAACAGCAGACATTGGATTAGCCATCTGTAAGCTTCTGCTTCTGGATTTCCCACCCTCGGTATCTTCCTTGTCATCTATCTTAATAGAAACTATCCCCTTATGGGAACCATGTGCCTTAGCCTTTTCTAAATCTATTTCTATCTTACCGTTCTTAACACTCAAGCAATCTGTGATAGAAGCTCTCATTATGTTAGTAAGTAGTTCTTTCCGATCTCTTATAGAAGCTACACTGGACTTTCTAGCCAATGCTAGATTATCTTCTATTCTACGCTTAACCTGTGGCTTCCTTATTGCCACCTTTCCCCATGCCTTTGCTATGTGTTCTTCTACGTCCGCAGCAAGTGCGGCAGCCATGAGATCTGGAGTCTGCGTATAAGAGTCTGCAAATTTTATTTCCTGTATAGTCAATCCTTCATCGTTATAGTAACAAAATTCCTTGTAAGTCATCTTACGTGGAATATGTGTTCCATTCTCCGACACAAACAGGTCGGAAGGTCTAGGATCAACCTGTCTAACCTGTGATTGCTTATTAGATTGAGGTTTCATATTTATACCTTCTTTGTTCTTATGTGGATAAGTATAGCAACTAATTCCAGTTAGTACAGCATAGTCTATAGTTAGGGTCTGTATATTACTATATAGTTAGGGTAGAACCAACTTCTCTAACCTACTGCAAATGCTAGGTACTACATAGATTCCACACATGGGGAAAACAGCTTCTAAAAAAAATATGGATATTGCCTATTCCCAAATTTTCCCTACCTTATAAAAGAGGTATGAATCCTATGGATACATATATAAGCCTACGGGTAAGAGAGAAGGGTTGTTGGGGTATGGGAATCTTAGGGTAAGAGGTAGACAGAAAGTCGCATGTAGTAGTTTATACTCCTAACTAAATTT